AGAAGGTGCAATCCTCAAAAGAGATTGGTGGCGTGACTGGACACAAAAATATCCACCACCATTAGATTATATTGTACAATCTTACGATACTGCATTTACTAAAAAAACTACATCTGACTTTAGTGCCATAACTACGTGGGGTGTGTTTACGACAGAGGACTCAGGACAAAATATAATACTGCTCAACGCTTTTAAAGATAGATTTGATTTTCCAGAACTCCGGCGTGTAGCTTTGGAAGAGTATCGAGATTGGAATCCTGACATGGTAATTGTAGAAGCAAAAGCTTCTGGATTACCTTTGACCCACGAATTAAGACAAATGGATATCCCAGTTATTAACTTTACTCCGAGCAAAGGAAATGATAAGCATACAAGATTAAACTCCGTAGCTCCGCTTTTTGAGAGTGGAAAAATTTGGGCTCCTATGCATGAGCATTTTGCACAGGAAGTTGTAGAAGAATGTGCAGCTTTTCCATTTGGAGAATATGATGACTATGTCGATAGTACGACACAGGCCATTATGAGAATTAGACAGGGTGGTTTGGTTCGACATCCTGAAGACTATCAAGACGAGCCTATTGTAAGAGGACACGTAAAGTATTATGGCTAAAAAACAAACTATCGACGCAATCATTAAACTCTATTCTAAATTGGGTGGAAACTTGTCCGATGTCCTTGGTACCCGGTCCAATGTCAATTTTATGGGAACCGGTAAGTCCTCAGAGCCTTTCCTAGACATGGATTTAAACATAGAGGCATTAGGTGCAATATCTAAAAGCAAAGCATTACAAGAATTAAAAAGTTCGGTTGGGTTTGCAACAGCTGAAAAATTAAACGACGTACAAGCTAACAAACTTTTAACTAACATGATGAAGATGGATGAGTTTTATAATCCACCAGCACCCCCAGCAAACATCACGGATATGGCAACAGGGACCAGGAACCTAGATCAAGAAGGTTTAGCATCACTTAGACTTATGGCAGATGACTATGGTTATGTTGCTCCAGAAGAAGCAGCTCAATTAAAAAAATTAAAAAACATAGATGTACCTGAGCGTAATATAGAAGACATACAAGATTTACCACCTAGAATAACAGATGATCTACCACCTCCAGGTTCACGTGGCGGACCAGAAGATATTGCAGCACCGGTTGAACAAGGCTTTGAAGGATTTGCAAGAACAATTAAGGAGCTTGCAAAATCTGATCCAGAACTTGCTGCACAATACAGAACAGTTATGACTAACAAAGGTGGCAGTCCTGCTAAACGTGGAACAGCTAGAGAATTTTTAGTAGAGGCTTTAAAAAAAGAAAATCCTAATCAAACAAACCTTTCAGATATTATAGAGGAGATTGATGTTAAATATATTACAGAAGGTGGCGGTGGAATTGCTGGAGACCCTTTAGCATTAGTTAATAAATATTTTGGTCCAAAAATTTTAGAAGCATTACCATCTGGTGCAAGCTCCGAAGAAATTGTAATTTTTACACAAAGAGTTTTAAACAATGTCGTAGATGCGAATGGTCTACGTCCAACTGATCCAAGATTCGATAGACTAACAGCAAGGTTTATTGAAGAAATGGCTGATGGTGGACGTGCAGGATTTTTTGCAGGTGGTATAGGAAGACTCGGTAAAGCAGGTTATCAAGCTATTCGTAAATACGGTATCGAAGCAGAAGACATAACAGATTTATTTAAAAGTTTAGCAACAGACAAATCTTTAGTTGGTAAAGAAAAAACAGAATATTTTAAAATGTTAAATCAAGTTTTAAAAAACCCAGACGACTATCCAGACGGCGTTAGAGAAATACTAATGAGATTAGGTAAACCTATTGATTTTAAAAGTGGTGGCCTAGCTAAGATCCTGGAGGTCTAATGGACCCCTATAAATATATAAAAAATAAAATTCCTGGATTAGGGATTTATCCTATTGTTGAAAATGGAGTTGAGTATTTTAGACTACAGTTTGGACAACCATCAAACATATCTCCAGATTACAAAGGTAAAAAAACACAATTTTTTCGTAGAACCGAACAAGGTTTAAAAGATTTAGCAGCTGCATATAATAAACGAAAACCTTTTGTTATTGCTCCTTTAAGTAGAGCCGACGCAGCTAAAGCAGGGTCACAAAAAATGACAGACTTTATAGAAGTTAAAAAAGGTTACTCTCAAGATTTATTAGGATTTATTGATAAAAATTCAAAAGACCCAAAATATAAAGTCAGTAATGGTCCATCTAAATTATATGATGATGCCGTAAAGTTTTTTACAAAAGATAAAAAATACACTAGCGTTCCAGAAGGATTTTCTAAAACAGCAGACCAGACTTACGAATTTTTAAAAGGACGTAAGTTTCAACTACCAAGAAATTATGAAATAACCGAAGGATTTAAGATGACAGGTAATTTTCCAAGGCACCCTGAACAAATTAAATCTTTGATGGCCGTTAAACTTTTAGAAAACAATCCTAATTTTGTAAATATAAATGAGATGGCATCTAAATTTTATCTAACAGATGTTGATAGGAAAGAATTATTAAAAGAGAATAAAGCGTTAGTAAAAGCAACATCTAATTTTTTAGGTAGAAACAAAATTAGATCAGATTCTGCTGCAGGTAAATATTTACAAAACAAGGGTTTTGATTTTAATAAAAAATTATACGAAGCGTTTCAGTTTAGAACACTAGAGCAAGATATTATTGATAAATTAGAAACAGACATACCAAATGCGGAAAGAGCTAGATTAGATTCTGCACTTAAAACTATTCAACGAAATAGAATGACTGTATTTAAAAAATTAAAAACAGAGTTTCCTAATCTTACAAAAGGAAGTGCCATGGTGTTAGAACATTCTACACCTCAAGCTTTAATAAACACAGGAAGTTTTTATCCTAAAAATTTTATGTTAAAAGCCCAATATGTTCCCCAAGCTTTTAATCAATTTAAAAATACTCAGTTCGATACGCCATTAATAAAATTAGTTTACCAATATAATAATGAAACAGATGTAGATATAAAAAAGTCTTTGAGATCTGAAATAGAAGATCTTAGAAAAGATTTTAATGATAGAACTAAGGTTAAAGGTAAAGGTTATTTAGATGATATAGATTTTAAATTTGGTCAAAAGGTTGGTCTTATAGACAAGACTCCAACATTAGACTTACTCACTGATGAGGGTTCTATAAAACAATACACTAAAAATGCTGCGCACTCTAATGCATATTTTTCTAGTCTAGATCAAAAAACTGTAGGAATCAGAGATAAAAGATATTCTCTTGATAAATTAAAACTAGATATTCCTGAAAATAAAACCTTAGATTTATTTTTTAAAAACAAATTATTAAAAGCTGCCAGAACTAATGAAGGCGGTGTGTGTCAAATATTTAGAGCTGAAGGTGGAAGAATTGGTTACGCTGCCGGAAGTAATTGTGCAAGACAAATGGAGTTTGCATTTGATAATGATCCTCTAACAGTCACACGACAGATTGAAAAAATAGACACAGCTCCCAACACTTTAAAAACTGCAGCAACAAAATTTTTAGAACGTCCCTTTGTAAAAGGAGCTGGTAAGTATGGAGCGATTGCAGCAGGTGGTGCATTAGCCGCGGGTCTTGTTAAAAAATTTATGAACGACGATCCATCAACTTATTTATCAAATGAGAATCAACAAAAAAATTTATTAATCGATATGGTAACAGGAAAATTAGATGATACACCAGAAGAGAGTCCTGCAATATTAGATTATCAATTACCAGCATTAGGCGGTGCAGCTGTAGCAGGTACGGCAGCCGTTGCACCTTCTACAATTAAAGCTGCAACATCTAAAAGATTTGGAAAAGAACCATCTGGAATTACAAAGACTGCATTAAAAACTTTAGGAAGAGGATTAGCAACTCTTGGAACTCCTGCAGGGTTACTTGCAACTGAGCCTTTGTTTATTGCAGGTCAAATACAACAAGGAGATTCATTAACCGACATTGCAACTAACCCATTTAATTATATGGGTGCAGCATTTGCAGGTCCTGCAACTGAATTTGCAACAAAAGGATTAAGTCCTGCGATTGCAAAAACTATGAGACTTGGAATTAGTCCAAGTGTATTAAAAACTGTATCACGTAGATTTGGTTTACCCGGTCTAGCATTATCACTGGGTATTAGTGGTTATGAAACTTTTGATGATTACAGGAATAAGAGAGGTATGTTTAGTGAAGAATAAAACTCTTGTGGTAAATATGCAACACGTTAAATGGAAAGAAATTCCACCTTTAAAAGGGCCTGACTCACAGGGGTTGAATGTTCCCACAAAACAGGTTACAACAATAACGAACTCGGAGAATATAAATGGCAGATATAGACAAAGCCCTACCAAACGTAGAGACTGAAATTAAAGTACCTGGAGAAGACGAAATTGTTGAGGCTCAACAAGAAAATATTGAAGAGCAAGTTGGACCAGATGATATACAAGTAACTCAAGAAGAAGACGGTAGTGCAACAATTAATTTTGATCCAGAAGCAGTTAATGCAGGTGGTGGTGAATCTCATTTTGATAACTTAGCAGAACTTTTACCAGACAATGTTTTAGGTAGTTTAGGTTCTGAACTTGCAGCAAACTACAATCAATATAAATCTTCTAGAAAAGATTGGGAAGATAGTTATACAAAAGGTTTAGATCTTTTAGGATTTAAATATGAAAATCCAACTCAGCCTTTTCAAGGAGCAAGTGGTGCAACGCATCCTGTTCTTGCAGAAGCAGTAACACAATTTCAAGCACAAGCTTACAAAGAATTATTACCGGCTAATGGTCCAGTGCATACTAGAATAGTTGGACTAGCAGATAGAGCCAGAGAAGATCAATCAAACAGAGTTAAAGAATTCATGAACTATCAGCTCATGGATGTGATGAAGGAGTATGAACCCGAGTTCGATCAAAT